GCATGGTTTTTTATTCGAACGCGGCTGACCAGGAAGTGGTTAGGCTGTCAAAAAGCAATAGCGGATACGAGCAGGGCAATCCGACGGTGACGGTCACCTCATTGCTTATCAATCAGCAAAAAATGTGTGAAGCCTGCAATCAACTCATGGCCAAGTCTCTCGCGGTTTGTCCGAAGTGTGGAAATGGGGCGCTACAACACCAAGTGTTGCCAAACGTAATTCTGGAAAAATCGACGGTCGAAAGTTACAAAAGTGGACCGGGATTGCGTCCCAAGGTAGAGCAGGATCTTTATTTACCAAACGGAGTAGTTGCTGACGAAAACGAGTAAGGACAAGCCATGGCATTCTGGGAAGAAATGAAAACGCTATCTTTGCGCACGTTAGGCGCTGCAGGTGGCGTTATGAATGACTGGGCGAAAGGTTCGCTTTCCAAGGCTGAAACGGAAGGACCGGAAAGCACGCCGAAGGGAAGTCAAGCGGATTCCGCAGAATCGAATCCAGTCCCAGACAAGCCAACGGACAAAGATCCGAAAAGTTTGTTTTGGGATCCTTTCGCAATCGTTGAACAGCTTGGCTATAAGGATCGGCCAAGCTTTCTAACCTACGGCACGCTGAAATCGATGGTTTATCGATGTCCAGTGGTGCACGCAATTATCAACACGAGAGTCAAGCAAGTGGCTGCATTTGCACAACCACAGCACGACCGTTATCAATTGGGCTATCGCATAAAATTGCGCGAGTCAGACAAAGAACCGAGCAAAGCAGAAAAAGACTGGATTGCACAATCTGAGACGTTGATTCAAAGAACAGGCGTTACTGACAACCCAAGGGGCAGGGCAGACTTTGAGACTTTTCTGAACAAGTTGGTTTGGGATAGTCTGGTTTATGACCAGATGTGTTTTGAAGTTGTTCCAGACCAGCGCGGTGTTCCTTGCGAATGGTATCCAGTGGACGCTGCGACAATAAGGCTTGCAGACAGTGCAAGCACGTACATTGACGAAGATGAAAACGCGATCACACGTTATGTCCAAATTTACGACGGCATGGTTATCGCAGAATATAACCAGGAAGAGTTGTGCTTTGGGGTTCGCAATCCAAGAACAGATATTCGTTTGTTCGGTTATGGTGTGTCTGAGTTGGAGATGCTGATCACGACCGTCACGAGTATTTTGTGGGGGCTCGAATACAATCAGCGATTTTTCAGCCAGGGAAGTGCTGTCAAAGGTATTTTGAATTTCAAGGGTGCAATTCCAGAAAATCAACTTCAAGCTTTTCGCAGGCATTGGTACATGATGGCCAGTGGTGTTGAAAATAGTTTTCGCACGCCAATCACGAACGCTGAAGAATTGCAATGGATCAACATGCAGCAGTCAAACCGCGACATGGAATTTTCGGCTTATTTTGATTTCTTAATTAAGATTGCGGCTGCAATTTTCGTAATGGACCCAACCGAAATCAATTTCAAGTATGGGAACACAGGGCAAAGAGGCGGGTTACAGGAAGCAAGCAACAAAGAAAAAATCACAGAGTCAAAAGAACGCGGGTTGCGTCCGTTGCTTCGATTTCTGGAAAGGTGCATCAATCAGCACATTATTTGGCCAATCAACGAAAACTTTGAATTCGACTTTGTTGGGCTGGATGCATTGACCAGAGACGAAATTGCGACGTTGAATCAAAAGCGCGTGAAAACATTTCTGACTGTTGACGAGTTACGGGCCGAGGACGACTTACCACCATTGCCGGACGGCAAAGGGGAGATAATTCTGGATCCGACTTGGCTGCAGTGGGCGCAGTTGAAAGAAGGCGGCGGCATGGGCATGCCAGGCGAAGGTGGCGACATGGGCGAAGGTGAACCGGGAGAAGGCGAAGGCGACGAGGAAATGGATTTTGAAACGTTGCTAGCACAGATGGACGAGGACGAAGGTAAAGAGGGAAAAGAGAAAAAAGAAAAGGTTGAAAAAAGTCTAACACGGCTGTGGGAAGTAACCCTGTAAGGAGCCTGACATGGCGATACGTGTAAAACATAAAGTGCGTGTGCAGACGTACAAAGAGACCGATGAGACCAACGGTTATTACGTTCCAGACGATACCAGCGCAGAGGTAATTCTGGATAGCTTCGATAAACAGTGCAACACCAATTTGGCAATTGCTGCGAACGATTCAGAGCTGTTGGGTTTTGGTGATGTAACGCTTGTGAAAGGCATTTATCTTGAGGTGGATGTCGAGGCTACCATCAAGCTAAACGGAAGCGCGGACGCGCTGCAATTGCGTAAGGGCAACACGCTTGCTGCGACCAAGGCGAAATTCTTTTTTGAGGGTGACATCACGTCTGTGGAAGTGATTGCACCAACAACCGAAGCGCTAACCGGCGAGTACGTTGTTTGGGGCGACCCGACACCATAAGTAGATCGGGGGTGTGCAGTGTTGCTGCGTTTGGAAGCCACACCAGGCGAGCTAGTGGAGAAGTCTGAAAAGCTTGTCAGGAAATTGCGCGATCTGTTTTGGGCTACTTCTCCAGAGTTGGCTGAAAGTCTGGAAAAAGCGTTGCCAAGAAAAGAGCAGGACCTGAAATATCCTGTCTTGCGTGAATTGAAAAAACAGACTGCAGAAATTTATGACCAGCACATGCAAGCGATGCTCAAAGAAATTGGCAAGGTGTTGGATCGTAGCGTGGAGAAATCTTTGGGCTACGACCACACCGGGCCGATTGCAGAAAAGGACGATGTTGCATACAAGCGAGTAAAACAAGTGCTGATAAACATGGGCTGGGAGGCGTCAGACTTCGAGCAGGGTGGGCCGCTTTACGGCTATAGCGTCAATCAGCTAATCGATTTAGCAAGAGGAAAACAAAAAAATGAGTGATGACAGAACCGAAGAATTTAGCCTGGAAGGACTTGACCTACATTTGGAGGAAGAAAAACAAGCCAGCGACAAAGTGCTGGACACCATTTCGTTGTTGGCCAAAGAGCGCTACATGTTTGTTGCGGTACCGGTTGAGAGTGACACCAAAATCTACCAAATGCTAAACGCAGAAAACGCATTTTTGGCGCTGTGGTCAATTGTCGAAAATGCAGAGTGGCGTAATTTGCTGAAGCACGGAGGGGCAGACAAAGAATTTGGAACGCCAGAGCAAGCGCTCCAATGGGCAAAGGATACAGTGATCGACATCCTGGATGAATACGGGATCGATTTAGATCGGGGTTGCGAATAAAATGTTACTGACTCCAGAACAACTTTTGGAAATTGGGAAAATCATCGAGAAATACCATTCCGCGTTTATTGTGAACGCGATATCACCGGAGGCTGTTGCGAAAGATATTTTGAGGCAGTTGAAGGATTCTGGATTGGTTGACCCAAAACCAAAAGTGGAGTCAATCAAAGATGCATATCTGTATGGGCAGTTGCTTGGAATTCTGGAAAATAAAACTGTAGCCAACATGAGCTTTGAAGAATTCAAAAAATACATTGCCAAAAATCCAATTCCTTTGACCACGGTTGAACGTCAAGCGATTCAGTTTACTGCATTGAACGCGGCACAATATTGCAAAGGATTGGGTAACAGAGTCATTCTGCAAACGGGAGACATTTTGGTTGAAGCTGACCAGGCACTCCGGGCGCAGATGGAAACCACGATCAAAAACAAAACCATGCAGAACATCGCGGCGCGAAAATCAATCAAAGCGCTGAAATCCGATTTAGGGTGGGCCACGAAAGATTGGGCAAGGGATTGGGATCGGATTGCGATAACTGAAAAGCAGAACGCAATGCAGCGCGGTTTGGCTGACAATTATCGAAAAGGCCATGGGGAGGATGCGCTGGTTGCAAAAAGGCCAATGCCTGACGCTTGCAAGTATTGCAAGGATTTGCACATTGGCACGGACGGTCAGCCGAGAATTTTCAAGCTGTCAACTCTGGAAGCGAACGGCACAAACGTGGGCCGGAAGGCAGCGGACTGGAAAGCTGTGGTGGGCACGGTCCATCCACATTGCCAGTGCCAAATGATTCGAATTCCGAAGGGCTGGGGATTTGACGAGGAAGGCGACCTTGTGCCAGGCGGTAAGTTTGGCGAAAAGTACGAATCAGCCGAAGAAATAGAGCGGGCGCTAAAAGACGAAATGGACCTGCAAAAATCTTTCCAGTTACAGGATCACATCGTATTTCAGGGAATTCCGATTGCAATCGAGAACACAAAAGATTCAGTTCGTACCTGGAAAGATGCGGACGGAAACACAGGCGAGACAACGTTGACCTATGCCTACGGTTACGTCAAGCGAACCATGGGGGCAGACGGCGACGAAATCGATTGTTTTGTGGGTCCGAATCCACGAGCTGAGAATGTTTTTCTCATTCACCAGCAAGACCCAAGCACGGGCACCTATGACGAAGAAAAGGCGATGATAGGGTTCGGTAACCAGTGGGACGCAGAGCGGGCATACAGAGAAAACTATGACGTGCCAGACAAGTTTTTTTTGACCACAAGCCCGATGACTTTGGAAGCCTTTGAACGCTGGGTCTCGATGACCAAGCCGAAAAAAGGCGAAACGCTTGCCAAATCTGGAAATCAATTGGCACATGTTGTGCCATTGAAAAAAAGCGACCTTAACCCCTTTTATGGAGCTGCTACCAGTCCGGCAGGCAACCGAGCACCAGGGCCAGGGCTTGGGGTCAATTTTTACATCCCACAGGGCAAGCGAAAGCTGAAAGATTACAAGCACAGAAAAGCGCAACAACAAATCAAGCCCGAGGACCTGGAAGCCGAGGACACGGGCGTGCACAAAGGCGACCCGCTCAAGAAAAAGAAAAGCGATTACGATTTTGGGCAAAAGGTGCCAGTGGTGCCAAGGCCGGTTGAGATTCCAAAGGAGTGGGCTGAATACAGCAAGCAAGCCCGAGCAGGAGCGAAGGAAAGAAAAGAACGATTTATCCTTCAATATCATGACCGAAACGTAGGGGAGCCAAGCAAACCTCTGGTAAAAGCCGAGCAGCAAGTGGTAGCGATTGGCGAAAAGGGCGGCCAAATTGTTGGCTATGACAGCAAGGGCAAACCGATTTACAAGGGCAAGGCGGCACAGCTAGCCAAAAAGCACGGAGGCAAGATCGTTCCAGGTTATGAACCGGGCACGGTATCGATCAAGATTCCGAAGGAGAAAAAACAGAAGCTGATCGATTTCCAACAGGAGCACAACTTACCAGCTAAGTTTGTGGAAGGTGGTAAGTATTTCATGCTGATAGCTTCGAAGGAGTTTGTTGAACACGTCACCAAGCCCAAGCTTGTTGCTGTCACCAAGCCAACTTTGAAGTTTGCCAAAGCCAAGCAGAAACGCACCAGTGACCTGAAGGTAATCAAAAACCTCGATGATTTGAAGGTGCCGAAGGTTGATCCGAACCACATGTTCCGGGGTCAAGAAATCACGGTCAAGACAAAGTCTGGAATTGTTGAAGCCAAGTTGGAAGGTACGGATCAGGTTGGAACCCCGGTTGTGAACCTGAAGGGCAAGGATCAGTTGGTGCCGTGGAACAAAATCCGGGCGAAGGGTGACAAGCCGAAGCCTTACGAATCGACGCTGAAAAGCCTACCAGCCGGGGCAGTGGTCAAGCCGACGAAAAGACAAAGTAAACTGATGCAACAGACAGTCAATGGGGTGAATGTTTGTATGGGGCATGTTGGACAGGAATACACGGACTGGCTGTGGCAGCGAGGACAGGAAAGCTTTGTTGTCGGTGGGTTAGTGCGCGATTTACTTCAGGGAACACACCCAGATACCGACATGCCTGACGAGGATATTCTGGAATTGATGATGGACGTGGACATTGTGACTCCAGCCGATCCGCTCAAGGTTGAACAGTGCCTGAAAGCAATAGGGCCGGAAACAATGCCTTATTACAACGACAATGGGACACCTTGGGGTGTATTGCGATTGGTGGGTAATGGGTCTGGTTTGGATGTAGCTAGCGTCACACAGGACGGCACTTTCCGAGATGCTGAAGTCTGGAACGAAAAGCTGAAAAGAACGGTGCCAAAAGTCAAATTGGATCATGACCTAATCGCAGATTGTGAGCGGCGTGATTTTACCTGCAATGCGGTTTATTACGATCCGAACAATGACGTTTTTGTGGATCCGACCGGGCAGGGGATTGCAGACGCGCAGAACAAAGTTTTGCGTTTGACGACTGACGAAAAAACCGCAAAACAAAACAAAACGCTTGGTTACCGTTATTTCAAGTTTCGAATGCGCGGTTACTCGCCAACGGAAGAAACCCACAAGTTTTGTACCGAGCAGTTTGCTGACTATTTGGCGAGTGCGAGTCCGAAAACGAAAGCCAAAGACTTGTACCGATTTTTTGTGTCAAAAGGCGGTAGTCCAGCGCTTTACCTTGAAAAGTTACGCAAGGTTATGAAATCGGACGGGCTGGAACACGTTTGGAAAAAGCACATGGAGCCACAAGTCGATCAGATTATTAGTTTGATTAATTACTACTCAGAGGGGTGACCAAATGGCGGGCGCAGATTTGCTTTTTTTACTCGATGAACAAACAGATGGAATTTACCAAGTGATTCCAAGGATTCCATCGGACGGTCACGGTCGTGATTGTTGGTGGGAAAACGAGCTGACCGGGGCACGCGGTGAAAAGGCAAAGGTTTATCTGGGCAAGCAAGTGAGGGTTGTGAACATTCTCAATTCTGATCAAGGACGTTTTATCAAATACGAGGACTATTCAAATGCGTTACGTGCTGGAATTAAAAAAAGCCCAACCGGTTGAATCTGAAGAGGGTGTTCTGACCCGCACAGGCAAGCAAGTTGTGCACGAGTACGCGCTTGCATGGATGCGTGGAATTCGAAATCTGGAATTGGAACGAGAGCACCCACAGCTAAGCGGGGTTTTTTACGATATCCGAATCGACACCAATCTGGCGCGACTGTACGCCAAACGATAGCGAGATCGTCATGCACTTGGCTAAGTTTGTGATAATGGGGCCAGATCCTTTGATAAAGGCCCAAGTGAAAATGAAGCCGATC